ACCAATGTTGGCATTAAGACTTACAGCATGAAGTTCCCATGCTCTGTTCTCAGTGGAGCTACCAAGTTGGGCATCTGGTACAGTACCAATGAAAGCTTGACTGGTAGACCAACTAGAAGTACCACTCAGGTCTTTGATAGTCATAGCAACCACCCAAGCGTTACCACTATCTTTCTCATCAGCATGTTGCAATGCTTGTAGTACAGCATTAGATGGACTGAACTGATGCAAGGTGATGGTGACGGTGGAGGCTGAGTTAGTGCGCTTAATGCGACCAGCAGAATTGTCCGACCCAATATACAAGGTTGATGCTGGTGTTTCTCGTTTAACGTTTAGAAAACTACCGTCTGCGTAGCCTTGGATAGTGTGGACGAAGTTACCTTTACTGAGGACAATTACAAGCTCCTCTGGGGAGAAGTTACCTAGAAGTGCGTCTGACATTTATGTGTATTCCTTTATTAATATGCTGATTTATACTGCGAGATACCCTTGCAGGCTTGCTGATCTGATGGAGCCCGCAAGCCTGCAATTAAACTGGAATACACCAGCAGTACGCAATGCACGCATGTTCACAGGAATACTTAGTACATCCGGAACTGTCACAGTCCAACCAGAGTCAATCAAACCATTTGCTTGTGCTTGTGATAGGGTGGAACGGATTTCGTTCTCAATAACAACAAGGCCCGGATTGGTCATTGGAATCTTAAGAGAGTTGATTAGGCGGAAGTAAATATTTTGCTGGAGATTCGCATAAAGCCAGTCTTGCCCTATCACCAAATCAATTGGTGACCCATCAAACATGTTGCCATCTTGGAATACTGTTACACCACCAAGAGTGGTATACATATTACATTTCTTAGTACGCAAGTTTACACGGGCTGTATCAGAGATATTACCAACTGTTACGTTAACTGCTTGTTTGAAGTCCCAGTCATTACTGCCCGGAGTGTACGGTAGTTGAGCACCAACCCATGCAGCTTCAGGATATTGTGCATCAGCAGTTGGCAAGTAAACACCGAAGGTACGACCAGCACTCAATGCACTTAGTACAGCAGCAGTGTCAGTAGTGGTGGTAGCAATCGCTGTAATATCTGCAAGTGATGTACCATAGATCTTCTTCAGACCTGTCACAGCACTGTTCAGTGCAACAACATCAGCTTGCAAGTGGCTTGAGCAGATTAGGCAATACCATGTACTGTTCACAGCGTTAATAGCTGTCAGTGCATCTGCATAAGCTTCTGTAGGAGTGAATACAGTGAGCGATACGTTAGTAGACGAAGTGATGCTCCAAGCTGTACCAGCAACAGTAACACTGATCTTGAAAGTACCATCCAAGTTATCTAGGAAAGTAATGCCAGTTGCAGCAGTGGAAGCAGTCTTCAAACCAGCTACAATATTGATTGCTGTAGCAGAAGATGAACTGGTGAAGTTATAAGCAACACTGTTAATGGTCAGAGTGTAGACTGTGGAGTTAGCTACAGTGACAGCACCAGTGACAGCATCAACTTGACGTCGGCCAATTAGAATACTTGCTGGGGTAGCACCTACAGTGGATTGACCAAACAACTGTGCTGCCATAATGTATGGATAGTCAGTGGATTTGAAGTCGCCAGCTACAGCAGACAAGCTGCCATATGAACGAACACGATCACTAAAGTTAGTGAAGGATGATAATACTAAGGGAATGGAGAAACTTGCCACGGCTACTGGAGTAGAAGACCGGGTAAGCTGGATTGAAATTACACTATCCATCTCTGACATAATGAGAATATTTCCTATTTAATTGTAGCCAATGCTACGGGATTGTTATGGAATAACTTGGCCCGGAGGCACTGTGAAGGTGTTGTTTGTTGCTTGATTCTGTATGACTACAACATCAATCTCATCACTAACTTCTTGTGTCACTATAATATAAGAGAAGGTGACATCAATGTTGTGATACTCCACCCACTTCGTATCCCTAAGTTGTGGACTTCTACGAATACTACTCTTACGCATGACACCAAGTTTATTAGTGGTCTGAGCATTCAAGCTTGATTGGATGTTATTAATTCTTTGTGTAAAGCTTTGAGCCATATCACCAGATTCACTGCCAATGAAACTGTACTGAACTTGTACTTCATAGGAAACGAATGTTGCTTGGTTCTTATTTAAATCTAGTAGAGTGGATGTACTTCTATGACCTATCTGTGCAATGTTGAGAATGTTAACAACAACATAACTTCCAGTAGGCTCTGTGCCACTTGAATTGGAAAAGATCACCTGTGGTGAGGTGTACTCTGAGAGTGCAGCTAATGCTACATTCCTCAATCCTGACCTTACACTTGTATATACACCTGACATTAGCTCACCACCTCTCTATTCATTACTTTGGCAGTGACGTTAGCAATCAGCTCCCCAGAGTAATGAAGAGGATCATCAAACTCTTTCAATGCAATAGTTGCTGGGGCGTTACCGGGAGTATCCCAATCTTCCATCACCTTTCTAAGCGTGTGTTCGAGGGGAATTACAGCCTGTTGAAGCGACTTAAGTACTGACTGACCACTTACTACAGCTTTGATCATTGCGTCGAATTGGACAGTGTTTGAACCACTAACAAGTGCCTCTTTCAGCCCAACACGCATGAATGGTCTAGATGGTGTAATAGCTCCGGGAAACATACTGTCAGAACCGTTAGTGTGACCCTCTTCATTGAGGTGAGCAACATAGGCCATTTGTACATTGCCCTTGTCAGCTCCGTACCTGTTCTCTGGAAACCAGCCAAGCTGAATCTCTTTCTCTTGAGATTTGAGAAAGTTAGCTTTCAACTTTTCCCAAACTTTAGTGTTTGCAACTACAGACATAATATTGCATCCTTTAGTTTGGGGTTACCTCAACCCTTGCAGCAAAAACTCTTGTATGGTCTAAGGTTGAGTCGTTGTAGTTTAGATCCTTCATTACTTCATACTTATAGCCTTGCCAGAGAAAGGTATCGGGGTCAAAACCTTGCGGACCTTGTTGGGCAGCACGTAGTTCAGGATATCCATCGGCCAGACCCTCTTGGATATAAACCTTAACCCAAGCCCTGTTTCTTGATGCCTCAGTAAGAAGGAGGAGTTCTGTATCCTTTAGAGGCTGTACTTTAGCTTTGATAGTAAAAGTTGTTACATCCCCTGCCACCCAATCACCATCTACATAGTGGCCCTGAGAACCACGGGATATTGTAAGATCAGAGAATTTAATCAGACGATAATTAAGGGCCATTGGATTACCTTATTATTAAAGAATACATTTGCGTGCATCTCTCTGTTAATATAAGAAATCTCTGGACGGACATTATCCCAATTAGCATTATTGCTTGCCATATCTTTATAGGATATACCAGAAGCATACGGCATGATACCGTCAGCCAAATTGTTAATAGCGCTTTCAGAAATCAGTGCTATAAGGGCTTTCTGGTAGTCACGGCTGACGTTAGACCAGATTTGCTCATCACCAACATGCTCTTTGAAGTTAATTGTAGAGAGCATCATACTGGCACCAATGGCAGCCATACGAATTGCTCTTTGAACAACACCATTATTATATGTCAGGAAAGCTAAGTATTCTTCGTCAATGAACATAGGGTAAAAGGGGTTGTTTGGAACGTCCCCAATTACTAACCTAATGATCATCATCTTTTGGTCATCTGTGAGTGTTGCCATGCTTCTCCTTATTCTGTGGAGAAGAACCACAGAGACACGTTGTATTAAGTTGCGGACATTTCACCAGCAGCAGTAAGGGCAGCAGTAAGGGCAGCGGCCCAAGTCTGTACAGCGGCAAGGTCGGCAAAAGTTGCAGGAACAACTACTTTGGCGGCTTTCTTTACAGTGCCGTTTACAGTGGTAGTTGCAGCAGGAACAGCAGTACCAGCATTAAGTTGTGCAGCGATGCTATTAACCGCTACTGCGTAACCAGCACCAACAATAGGTGTTGCAGCCATATTTCTAACTCCTAAACAATGGGGCTGCTTTTACAGCCCCTTAATTATCAAACGATAGTGATTTTGATAATAGCTTGTGGACGAAGTACAGCGTTGGCGAAGTTAGATTCAGTCATGATTTCAATGATGTCATCTTTATCGTTACGGTGTTCAAAGTAGTAAACTTCTGAAGCTGGACGGTTTACAGTGCTGAAACGAGGTGCAGGGCTGTAGTATGTTTTGTACATAGAGCCATCACGTTGCAATGGGAATGCACGAGCTTCACCAGCAGGAACGAGCAACTGACCAGCAATCGAACCCCGGTATTCAACGAAAGTAACACCACCGTAGTTGAAAGAACGGAAACGATCATCAAGACCCATGGAACCCGGAGCACTCAAACGACCATTCAGCAACATAGCAGACTGCTGCTGGTTGAAATACTTGTAGGTATCACGGACGAATGGGTGAGCAATCAGCTTGGAGAAGAAGTCAGGCGAGCAAACGCACATGATGCCTTCGTAGTTGAACACACCATTTTGCAGACGATCTTGGATGGTTGCGATGATTGGTTCAACCGCAGCCAAAGGATCTTGAGTGCCATCATTCAGTGCCATTGTCAAGGTAGACTGAGTAACGCCAAACTCTTGGAAGAAGTTTACAGTGTTACCGTAAGAAGTCTTCATGGTGCCGTTTGGTGCGTATACAGTACCGTCATTGATCAACTGAGAACGAGCTAGTTCCAGACGTTGTGCGTGACTCTGACGAGCCATTTGCATTTTACGATCACGAACAAGGTTGACAGATTCAGTTTGAATACCAGCGAAGACGTTGGTAAAGTCAACCATACCGTTAATGTCGTTAGGGGTGATTGCATCATCCATTGGGAAGTGAGGAACTTGGATTAGCAACGCATCACGGGTGTAGCTACCTTGAACGCTATTACGCTCATCCCAACCACGATCACCACCGATGGTCAGAGCTTGTTGGAAGCGAGGAACCAAAGCAGTACGAGTAGCCAGCATCTCATTAGAGAAGATACCCAGAGTGTTGTACAAGCCCCATTGGTTAGGGATGTAGTTAATCTGAGTGGATAGGTCTACTACTTGGTTAAGGTTGTTAGGGTTATACGAAAGTGCCATATTATTTTAAACTCCGAAATTAGATAGATGGACGAACAATAGTACCAGCGGTTTCGACCAGCACGTCTTGGAGTTCAAGAAGATGCTTAAGAACACCAAATTGGGTATCAGTGATACCAGCAAAGTTTAGTTTGACAGCAGCAAGGATGGTGAAGTCTTTCAAGATCACTTGACCACGCTTGTAAACAGTCATTGACTTAGGGCTAGTTGCAGCAGTAACTACGATTGGTGCAAGCTCATAACCATACTGATCACCAATAACAACAGCAAACTCATTGGTCAATACAAAGCTGGTAGCATCAGTTACTACAGAATAAGCAACAGTAGGATCAGTACCTTTTGCACGGAACACTACGGAGCCGGGTTTCAGGGTGGTATCACTGGCAACAGTTACACCAACAACTTTGCGAGCATAACCAGTGGAGGGGTCTACTTCATGTACAACTAGGTCAGACAGAAGCTGATAAGGACGTTGAATCAAAGGCATTATTTGTTTCCTTGTTTAATTATTGTAGTGTTGATTACTTAGTAGCGTATTTGGCTTTCATCATTGCATCGAAAGAACCTTCATCGGATTCTTCTACTTTCATATGCACGGATGTTTGTTTGAATAGATCACTTTGCTCGACAACTTTAACTTTGTCAGAAAGAGACTTAACGACAACAGCAAATGCTTCTTCACCAAGAGTCTCAAGGGATTTAACCAGAGCTTCTAGTTTCTCAGCATCATCTTCTACGGCAGCCAACGCATCTTTACGGGCTTTAGTTACAACACCTTGTTCAAGTTCTTTGATCTTAGCTTGTGCTTTTTCTAGAGCTACAACATGGTCTGCGATTTGTGCTTTAAGGACAGATTCCACGGCAGCTACGGCCTTTTCAATTTCTTCTTTCAAGGGAGGTTCCTTTAGGTTTTGTTTTTTAGTGACAAGAGGGGGTGTATGTTGTGTGTCAGTGATACTCTTTGCTTTCACAATGGAGAGGATTCGTTTGTACGACTCTGTATTGTCAAGAGCTTTCTTTACAAGTTTATAAGTTCCATCCTCAAGCTTTTCTTCTGCATCCTCTGA